CAAGGATTTGGTTCGTTAGCTTCTCAAGCAGGACAAAACCTTTTAAATGCTGGAATGAATGTTGGCACAAATGCTCAAAATATTTTTGATATGGCAAGCCCTCAACAGACAATGCTTACAGCAAATGAATATGCAAATAACCCATTTATAGATAGAGCTGTAGATGCAGGTATGTTGGCAGGAAGAAGACAACTGAGTGAAGTAGACATTCCACAAGCTCGTTTAGGTTCTGCAGGTGGTGGCAATGCACGTTCATCTCGACTCGCCATGAAAGAAGGAATTTTAGAACGTGGACTTGCTGAAAGAGGACAAGCTTTAGATGCTCAAATGAGACAACAAGCTTTCAATACTGGTTTAGGACAAGCCAACCAAGATATAAAAAATAAACTAGCAGCTAACCAAGCTTTAAGCAGTGGAATGACACAAGGACAAAACTTACTAGGTTTTGGACAAGGATATGGATTTAAACAAGCAGATGCATTGAAGAATGTTGGAGCGATGATGCAAGGACAGCAACAAAATGTATTAGATGATGCTCAACAACAATTTTATAATGCACAACAAAGACCACTAGACCTAATAGGTCAATTCTTAGGAATGATTAATAATGGTCAAATTCCATCAACTGGAGTGCCTACTGGTTATATGCAAAATGCAAGTGCAAACCCAATGCTGTCAGCTCTTCAAGGTGGCTTTGGTGGTGGTCAAATGGGAGCTAGTTTTGGTGGATTTAACCCATTTCAATTTGGAATTTAATATATGAATATTTTACAACAACTAATGCAAAATCCAGATGGTATGAGATTAGTAGATACTGACGGAATATTATCTATTGGAAATGTAGAACCAAATACTGGCACGATACAAATGCAAGGTGGTCAGAAAGTTAATATGGTAAATCCTTCTGCAGTTTTAGTTGAAGGTGGAGAAGGTGGAGCAACTCTAAAAGGTCAAGCAGGATTTGTTGGTACGAATACTGGTTCAGACCAAAATAGAAAAAAAGCAGGTTTGTTTGATAGGTTTAAAAGTATTCCATCTGACGTAATGATGAGAGCAGGAGCTTCTATGTTGGGAGCAGATAGCTTTTCAGAAGGTATGGCTGGAGCAGGTAAGCAATATGCTGACTATATGAAAACGCAAACACCAGAAGCAAAGTTAGATAGAGCTTTAGACCTTTATTCTAAAATCAATAACATCAATAAAATTAATGCTACAGCAAATAAGAAAATTGCAGATGACCAAAAATATATTGGTGAATTAACCAGTGTAGCTAATCAATTCAAATCGGCATCTGAATTACTTAATGCAAATCCAAATGCAGTTGGTTTAGGATTTAGTACAATTCTAAGAGATATATCTGGAATAGATTTAGCAGGTTTTGGTGATGACCCAAAAGCAGGAATTAGAAGTCAGCTACAAACATTAAAAATAAGTGAAACTCTATTAAACACGGCAAAGACTAAAGGTGCTATTTCAAATGCTGAAATGAACATCTTTATGTCTGACCAACCGAAGTTTTCATATAGTAATGACCAATGGCAACGATGGCTTACTGAAAGGCAAAAAGCTATCAATACTATTTTGTCTAGAATAAATAATGGGCAAACTGTTCCTTTAGCTCAACAACCAAGTGCTGAAGATATTAAGAAACTTGGTGGTATGGAAAATAGTTGGGTAGATAGCTTAACTGGTAGTTTATTTAGTGGCTCATCAAACGATGTAAGTGCAGGTAATGCAGACATGGAAGCTGCAGACGCAATAATTAATTAAAAGGTAAATATATATGGCATTTGGAATGAACCAAGGGATTGTTAATCCATTCCTAATTGGAAATATACCACCTAACAGCCAACAATCAGATATTTTACAAATGGCTTTAGCTGCTAATCAGCCACCAGATAACAAATTGGCAATGATGAACCAAAATGCGACTAACCAAATTGTAAACGAAGACATAAACAAAAATGTTACAGATACTTCTGTTTTGCAGAAGATGGAAAATGTTCTTATGCCTTCTGCACAAGCTGCTCAACCTAACCAAAATCAAACTGGTAATGTTGATGAAGAGGATATGGAAGCGAAAGCAACAAAATATGCTCAATGGATTGTTGCTAATAAAGATAAAAAAGGTACTAAAGAATTTGAAACTGTAGTTAGAGCATACAAAGCAGCAAAATCTAGAATAAACCCTAAAAATAAAATGTCAGATGCAGCTTTAGCATCAATCACAAAGTTACTTCCTGCAAATGTAGCAGGTGGTTTTTCATCTTTAGTTGATTTAACTTTAGAGAAATTTGGAGATGATTTAAGTCAACCCATTAAACAAACCTTAACCAATTTATCAAGTGATGCATCTAGCTTTCAAAATGAGTTGTTGTCTGAAGTAACTGAGGTTTACAAAGGAAGACCAGACGAAATCCCTAGTTCTATTCTACAAGGTTTACAAGCTGGTGATTATGGTGGAGCAATCCAAGCATTAGGTTATGGAGTATCAGAAGGAATTGGTACGTCAGCACCAAGTTTTGTAGCAGGTTTAATTAAAAGGTATCCTGCTGTAGCTCTTTTATCTACAGCTCCAAATGCTCTTATGTTAATGGAAGAAAAAGTTGCTGAGAAAAAAGAGAAAGGATTAGACCCTACTCTTAATGCACAAGATTTATTAGTTGTTGCAGGACAATTAGGTTTTGACCTCATACCAATGAAGAAAAACTTCTTTAAAGATATGGTCAAAGAAGCTTCTGTAGAAACTGGACAAGATGCTGCAACAATTATTAGTACGACAATGCAAGGTGCTGAATATCAAGATTATGAAATAGCAGAAGATTTGTTTGAAAGCTTTGTTATCGGAGGAGCAACTCAAGGTACATTTAGAACTGCAAGTAGAGTAGGTGGAGCAGTTACTCCAAACTTTGTTAAACGTATTGTTGGTGGTAATCCAAATCAAACACCTTTTCAACAATCAGCAAATGAAAAAGCTGAAAACAGAATTAGGTCTGATTTAGCAAATAATCTAAATGATATGTCTAATAATATGGGTGCTAATTTAAAAGATACTGATAGAGAAAGCACTGTAGGTGCAAGAGCAGTCATGGATAATGTTCAAAGAGATTTATCTACTCAAATTCAATCTGTAGCAAACACAATCAAAAATTCAATCAGTCCAACTGGTGCAAATTCTAAAACTTTAGCAGTTGATAAGATAATAGAACGTGCAAAAGCACAATCAGCAATAGCTAGAAGCAAAAACAAAGTTAAAAATACTGTAACAGATGCTGATTTTGATAGAATTAGGACTTTAGCACCAAGAAGTGCAAGAGCAGAGACTGAAACTCTCATTAATTTAATGCAACAATCAAATGAACTCACCAAATTACAAGCAGGTGGAGTAAAGGGTGGTGTTTCTAGATTAACAGATGAGTTAATGCCTTTTGGTAAGACCTCTAACTATCTTCCAAGTGGAGTAGCAGGTGGTTTAAGACCAATGTTAGCTATTGGAGCTGGTTTAGCAACTAGTGGTGTATCAACAGCCATACAATTAGGTGCTGTAGGTGGTGGTAGAGTTGCAGATTTTGCTACTGGTAACAGAAGTCCAGTTAATAAGTTTGTAAAACAGTTTAAAGGTGGAAAAGGCAGTCCAGATTACTCAAAATTACCTAGTATTGCTCAAGCAAGATTAGAAGGTAAGAAAAATGCTGAAGCTCAATTCCAAAAAATAAGACAACAGAGTAGGGCTGCAAATGTAAATATTCCAGATGGAATAGATAATCAGCTTAACGACCTTGGAATACTACCAGTAGAGCAAGATAAGGGTATGAAAATACTTCTTAACGAAGGTTCAATTACTAAATCTCAATACAATAAATTCTACAAAAATCCAATGGATTTAGAAGCTGACAACCAAGGCTTTATGGCTATTAGAGCAGGTTTAAATAGACTAGCTCAATTAGGTAGAATAAATCAAAGTCCTGCAACAGCACAACAAAACCAACAAGCTATTCAGCAAATACAGCAAACTAATAACCAACAACAGCAACAACAGTCACCTCAACAACAACCACAGCCACAACCTCAATTAACAAAAGAACAAAGAGAAGATGGTAGGAATAAAAATCAAAAATTCTTAGACAACATGGCTGATAAAGTTGATGCGAAAGAAAAAGGAGTGACTAAAGCTGTAATGTTGGATGCATTAGAGAAGTTTAGATTAATGAGTGGTAGAAGAGGTTCAAGTATAGTCCAAGAAGCAAACAGAATTTATCTTGAAGCTTTCAACTTTAATCCTAAAGCAGCTAACAGATACTTATTTCCATATGTGAAACGAGTAGAACGTCAGCAATCAAATATACCATTACGAAATAACTTATAATCTATGAAAACAGCATCGTGGCAACGCAAGGCAGGTCAATCAAAATCTGGTGGCTTGAACGCAAGAGGTCGTGCTTCTTACAATAGAAGAACTGGTGGCAATCTTAAACCACCAGTATCTGCAAAAGCTGCAAAGAAATCTCCTGCCAAAGCGAAAAGAAGAGCATCTTTTTGTGCAAGAATGAAAGGCATGAAAAGCAAATTAACGAGTGCAAAGACTGCTAAAAATCCCAATAGCAGAATTAATAAAGCACTTAGAAAATGGGATTGTTAAACACATTAGGGAGTAACATTTATGCCAATGGTTAAAGGTAAAAAATACCCATACACAAAAGCAGGTATGGAAGCAGCAGCAAAAGCTAAACGCATCAAGAAAAAATTAAAAGATTATAAAAAGAGTAAGAAATAATATGTCTTTGTATGAAAATATTTTAAAACGTAAAAGGGCTGGTATATCTAGACCTAAATCTAAATCTAAAATTTCACCTAAAGCCTATGCTAGTATGAAAGCAGGTTTTCCAAACTCTAAAAAGAATGTAGCAAAGAGAAAGAGACGTGCAAAGAAAGCCTAGATTAAAAAAATCTACTTTAGTTAAGCAACCTCAAAAAGCACCAAAGAATAACTACTTTGCTAATCTAATGAAGACCGAAGAAGGTCGTAGATTAAGAAAAGAATGGTCTAATAAGCCTAAGAAAAACGCAGGTAGACCAAAAGGTGTACCAGATGGCTACACCAAAGAAACAATTAAACCCATAAGAGAAAAAGCAAGAAAGTTTGCAGAGGATTTCGTGAGTAAAAAAGATATTAAAAATGATTATGCAAAAGAAGCTCTAACTACAGCTGTAGAGGTAATGAGAACTCCTACTGCAGATAGAGAACGTCTGTCTGCAGCTCGTTTAGTTCTTGAATTTACTGAAGCAAAACCAGCTGCAAAGTCAGAAGTAACATTACATCAAGCAGAAGCTTGGCTAGAGGAGTTGGCAAACCAAACTGATGAAGAAGAAGTTATTACAGATACGGAAGAGACTGTTCACTGACTTTAGCTACTATTCTAAAAACTCATTAAAAATAAGAACAAAAGCTGGTGAAATAAAACCACTACTTTTAAACAATGCACAACAAATACTTCAAGATGCTATTGAAAAACAAATGCAGACAGAGGGTAAGGTTCGCATTGTTATTTTAAAAGCTAGACAACAAGGTATTAGTACTCATGTTGGTGGCTATTTCTATTTTAATGTAAGTCAGAGAAAAGCTCAGAAGTGCATGGTTATAACCCATAGTGCAGATAGTACTAGGGCATTGTTTGATATGACAAAACGATACCATGAGAACTGTCCAGAGCTTCTTAAGCCACATACAAAATATTCATCTAGAAAAGAACTAAGTTTTGATGTTCTAGATAGTAGTTTTGTTGTTGCTACAGCTGCTACAGATGCCATAGGGCGAGGAGAAACAATTACTCAAGTTCATGCTTCTGAATTAGCTTTCTGGTCACCCAACACAGCTAAAGAGAATTGGAACGCAATATTACAAGCAGTTCCAAATGAAAAAGGAACAGCCATTATAGCTGAAAGTACAGCTAATGGATTATCAAATGTCTTTCACGACTTATGGAGAGGTGCTTGTAATGGAACTAATGGATTTATACCAGTTTTCATACCTTGGTACATTGATGATACTTATGTTGAGTTGGTGGATAAGCCTTTAGATAAGACACCAGAAGAAGAGGAGATAGCTCCTAAATATAATTTATCAGATGAGCAATTAGCTTTTAGACGAAAGAGAATTGCACAAAATGGAAGCTTATTATTTAAACAAGAATATCCAGCTACTGCTGAAGAAGCATTTATAACAAGTGGTAGACCAGTATTTAATCCAGAACAATTAGTAGAAATGCTTGAAGATGCTAAACAACCTATTGCTCAATTAGCATTAGAAGGTGAAGATTGGAAAGAACATTACAGAGGTGAATTACTTCTGTATGAAAACATCAATCCATCTGAAACATACTACATTGGAGCAGATGTAAGTATGGGTATTAGAGGTGGAGATTGGTCAGTTGCACAAGTACTTAGTTCAGACAAAAGACAAGTTGCAATGTTTCGTTCTCAAGTACATCCAGATTACTTCGCAACTATTCTTTTTCATATGGGTGTTTTGTTTAATGATGCTCTCATAGCAGTTGAGAATAATGGTCATGGACTACTAACTGTTACACGTTTGGGAAAAGATATGGCTTACCCAAATATGTACCTAGAAACCATCGTAGATAAGATTTCAGATAAAGAAACTATAAAGTTAGGTTTTACTACAAGTGTGAAGAGTAAACCATTGATTATAGACACTTTAAGAGCTGAATTAAGAGAGAAAAATATTGAAATTCACGATAAAATAACTCTCAGAGAGATGATGACTTACATTGTAGAACCCAATGGTTCAATGGCTGCAGATGCAGGATGTCACGATGATACAATCATGTCATTAGCAATAGCAAACTACATTAACGAAGGACAATTTACACCAGTGGAAGTTACACAAGATATGTACATAGAGATGATTTAAATATGGCTAAATATAAAAAATTAGGCGAACAAGATATTGCTAATTTGGTAGATGCAAACATCAAACAAGCAGTAGGATATTTTGATAGTAAACTGTCAACTGAGAGACAGAGAGTAATGGAGCATTACACAGCAAAATTACCTCATCCTCACCATGACGGAAACTCAAAATATGTAAGCCAAGATGTTTACAATGCAGTTGAAAGCATGAAAGCTTCACTATTAGAAGTCTTCGCATCTGGAAGAAAAATAGTTTCATTTACACCACAAAATCCAGAAGATGTAGAACCTGCTAGAATAGCTAGTGAGTATGTAGATTATGTTCTGTTTAGACAGAATGAAGGATATATGCTTTTCAGCGATATAATCCAAGATGGTTTAATGTCACGCATTGGTGTTGCTAAAGTATATTGGCAAGATGAAATAGAACCAGTTGAACAAGACTTTGAAGGAACTGTAGAAAGTTTAGATGTCTTGTTAGCTGATGAAGCTTATGACGTTAAAGAAGTAAGTATTCCAGATGAAAAAGGTCAAATAACAGCAACAGTAATATTCAATAAGAATAATAGTAAAGTTGTTGTAGACCAAATAGCACCAGAAGAATTTATCGTAGAACCAAGAGGTGTTGACCTTCACTCTATGAACTTCATGGCTCATAGAAGCTCTAGAACTAAATCAGAACTTATTAAGATGGGTTTTGATAAGAAGAAAGTAGAGAACATAGGAACATCTGAAGGTACAGCTGACTTAGAGACAGACCCAGAACACCTAGCTAGATTTGAAAATGTAGGTGCTGATTTACTGAATGTAGGTAAAGACTATCAAGAGCAGGTAAAGCACATTCTTGTTTATGAAGCCTATATAAATATGGATATTGAAGGAACTGGTGTCGCTAAAAGGTATAAAGTTTGTAAGGCTGGTACACAAATCTTAGATGTAGAAGAGGTGGGTGAACTACCATTTGTACATTTCTGTCCATTACCAATTCCTCATAGCTTTTATGGAAGTAACTTTGGTAAAAGAGTTATAGATATTCAAAATGCTAGAAGTATCTTAACAAGGTCAATTCTAGACCATGCGATTATCTCTAATAATCCAAGATACATAGTTACAAAAGGTGGTTTAGTTAATCCTAGAGAACTTATGAATAATAAGGTTGGTGGATTAGTTAATGTCACTAGACCAGATGCTATAGCACCTTTACCACAAGCATCACTTAATCCATTCGTATTCCAAACTCTAAATGTCTTACAAGATAATTTAGAAAATACCACTGGAGTTAGTTCCTTATCACAAGGACTAAATAAAGATGCTGTAAGTAAGCAAAATTCAGCTGCTATGGTTGAGCAGTTAGCTAATCTTTCTATGCAAAGACAAAAGATTATCGCTAGAAACTTTGCAAATCAATTTGTCAGACCTCTGTTTGAAAAGATTTACAGATTAATTGTAATGAATGAGGACAGAGAGAAGATAATTGATGTTGCTGGTAACTGGATTGAAGTTAATCCAAAGACATGGATTGAAAGCAGAAATGCTTATGTGGATTTACATTTAGGCTATGGTGAGAATGAAAAGGAAGCTCAGAAGCTTCTAGGTCTTCACGATTTTATGTCAAAAGACCAAGCTCTTCAGCCTATTTATTCCTTACAAAATAGATACTCTATGATGAAAAATATTTTAGAGAAGAATGGAATAAAGAACACAGCTGAGTTCCTTACAGACCCATCTACGTTGCCACCACCTCAACCAAATCCACAAGAACAACTGCAACAACAAATGCAGATGAAAGCTATGGAGCTTCAAGAGAGACAGACAGCTATTGGTGAGCAAAAGATACAAATCCAAGCTGAAGAAGCTGCTGATAAGCAAGATTTAGCTGAACAAAAGGCTGAGTTTGAAGCAGCTCTTAAATCAGACCAACAAGATTTAAGAGAAAGACAACAAGCTCACAAAGAAGAAATAAATAAGAAAGAACTAGAACTCGCAAATAAGACAGATGATGTCAGAGCGATTGCTAGTCCTACTGGCTAAAAAAGGAGAATGAATAAATGTCAGAAGATAAACAACAAGTCATCATAGATAGAGGAAATGATGCAAAGAAATTTATAGAAGTACCAATTTATCAGAAGGTTCTAAATAGCCTTATTGATGAATGTATAGGTGCTTGGGCTTCATCCAAAATTGAAGAGAAAGAGAAGAGGGAAGCTTTTTGGCATCGTTACCAAGCAGCTGTCTCTATGCACTCTACACTTCAATCATGGGTTGCAGCAATGGAACAAGAACAAAAGAATTTAGAAGATGATAATTCTTCTAATGACAAGCAGGAGATACACTAATTATGACTGATAGCACTATCCAAACAAATGACGTGCAAGATAAAAGTCAGCCTACTAGCGACTATGATGTTTTAGAAGCTAGTGATGCCTTATTGAGTAGGTGGACAGACGTTGAAAAACCATCTGAAGAAACTGAGACAAAGGCTAGGGATGAGGTTTCGGATAATAATGAAGACGAGACTACTGAAACCCAGACCGAAGAAGAAGAACTAACTCAAGACGAGGATATAGACGAAGAGGAAACTGAAGACCTTGATAAAGAAACGAAAGATGTCGATGAAGACGAAGTTGATACGGAAGATGACGAGGATAGCACGGACAGCAAAATTCTCACCGAGGATGCTCTTGTCGAAGTCAAAGTCGGAGACAAAACCAATCAAGTATCTGTAAAAGAACTCACACGTTTATATGGTCAAGAGAAAGCTCTCACACAAAAGTCTCAACAATTAGCTTCCCAGAAAAAAGAAGTAGAGCAAGACGGATTAAAATATGCATCTGCATTAGAAAATCTCGTTAAAAGAGCTGAAGAAAGATGGAAGCCATACTCAGAAGTTGATTTCTTAGTTGCATCTAAAAAGATGGATGCCAATGAATTTCAACAACTAAGAGCTGAAGCTAACACTGCTTACGAAGATTATAAGTTTCTTACAGAAGAAGCTGACAAATTTAGTAAGGATATAGCTGCAAACCAACAGCAACAACTTAAAGCACAAGCTATAGAAACTATTAAGGTTCTAGAGAAAGATATAGATGGTTGGAATAACGAACTATACAATAATGTTAGAAGTTATGCTGTACAGCAGGGTATGGATAAACAAGTGGTAGACCAAATTGTAGACCCAGTTGCCATCAAAATTATTCACAAAAGTAGACTGTTTGACGAAGCCAAAAAGAAAGCTTCTATCAAAAAGAAAGCCAAAGTGACTACGAAGGTTTTGAAGAAATCAATTCCTACAGAAGTAGCCAAATCTGAAGCCAAGCAACAGAAGAAATCTGATGCCAAAAAGAGAATACAAAGTGCAGGTAATGATTTTGAATTAGTCGCAGATGCTCTCCTAGAAAGATGGGAAAATTAACTCAATAAGCCTATGGAGAATATAATATGGCAAAATTTACTTCGTATAATACTGTTGGAGCGAAGGAAGATGTTAGTGACGTAATCACTAATATTACACCAACAGACACACCTTTTACTTCTTCTATAAGAACTGAAAAGGTAAATGCTAGAACATTTTCTTTCCAAGAAGATACACTAGCTGCTGCTGCTGATAACAAGCTCGTAGAAGGAGCAACACTATCAGAAGCTACAAGAAATCCT